CTTAAACTGCACCAGACCGGTCCCGGCCTTCTCCGCCTGCGGCCTTTCGATTGTACGCTCACTCGTGCCCGTTTTCATCCCCTCCTGTGGCAGCCCGCAGGGTTGCCATGTGCCGGTCACAGAAGTTAGTGAAAATGTTTTTCATTTGTTTTCAGTAACATGCGTGTAATTTTCTGCGTACAGCGAACGCCCACATGCGAACTTAATGAGCGGATGAGCAAGTTTGAGAGAGACAAGCCAATGCGATGTTCGCAACGCCGGCAAAATGCTGGATACCCGGCCAAAGACCCTCACGCGCGCTTGTCCAGGAAGGCGAATGGGCGCCAGTGCTGGCAGATAAGAAAACGATGATACAAATTGATCAGGAACACCCGGATTACCGCCGGCTGGCGCCAATATGGGCCATGTACCGGGACCTCTATGCAGGCGGTCAACAATTTAAGACACGCGCCGTCAACTACCTTACGCGGAGACAGAAGGAGCCCCTCGACGTTTTTGCGGAACGGTTGGCGCGGGCCTTCTACCAGAATTACATTGGATCGATTGTGGACTGGTACGCCTCCACCCTGTTCCATCGGGAACCAAGTTTGCAATACGACGGCGGGTCGGAGTCTGGCAGAAAGTTCTTGTCGGAATTGCAAGGCAATTGCGACAGGCGTGGAACCACCCTGTCGGCTTTCTTTCAAGAAGCCTTTAGAAACGCGCTCGTAGTGGGCCGAACGCATATCCTGATCGATTTTCCGCGAGCCGCTTCTGCTCCTTCCAACAGGGCTGAGGAGGATGCGAACGGTCTGTCGCGCGCGTTCCTGATCGCTTTCCAGGGCCAAGATCTCATTAACTGGAGCAAGGACGAGGCGGGTTGTTATGAGTGGTTGGTGCTTCGGACAAGGGTCGATAGACAGCCGGACGCGAATTCTCCCGGACGCATCGCAGAAACCATCTGGCGCTACTACGATCGCACGTCTTACAAGCTATTCCGTCGCGTGGAAGGGGGCGAACAGAATGGGGCAATCGAATTGTTGGGCGAAGGTCCGCACGCGTTATCCAATCAGAATCGGGTTCCGGTTCTCGATCTTGAAGCTAATGACAGTTACTGGCTGATGAACAAGGCCGCGCAACTACAGTTAGAGCATTTCAATAAGTCTAACGCTCTCGGCTGGGCTATAACCATGGGACTCTTTGCGATGCCCGTGATTTACTCCGAGCGCGCTTGGAATCAGATTGTAGGCGAAAGCTACTTCATACAGCTTGCGCCCGGAGACCGTTTTGGTTGGGCGGAGCCGGATGGAAAAGTTCATCAGATTGCGGCCGCGCATTTGGAAACACTCAAAGAAGAGATCTACCGGGTGTGTTACCTGTCGCAAGCTTCGGGTGAGGATGCGGGCGGGCACGCCCAATCGGCATTGAGCAAACAGCTTGATTTTCAGTTGACGCAAGAGGTACTGCGCGCCTATGGCGTTTGGGTCAAGGGCACGATGCGGAAGGTTTTGGCGGCTATCGTGGCGGCGCGCCAGGATGACGTTGAAGTGGTTATTACCGGAATGGACGAATTGGACATCAGCGATTTTGCCAGTGAGTTACAGCAGGCGACAAATCTACTCGCGCTAGGAATTCAATCGGCGACTTTCAAACAGCAGGTCTTCGAGCGGCTGGCGTTGAAGTATCTGAGCGATGTAAGGCAGGAGACGAAGGATCAAATTGTGGCGGAAATTGGCGCCCAAATTAAGAGTCAGTTGGAGAAGAGTTAAATGTCAGAACAAAAGGCAATAGAAACTCCAGTCGATCCACCACCCGACATTCGGGAAGTGGTGCGGCAAACAATTCAGGAGTTCGTACAAGCTGAACAAAGAAAAGCGGAACCGGCTTATAAGGCTGAACTTCAAGACGAGCGAAAGCGCCGTGAAAGCCTGGAAGGCCGGCTCAATCAGTTGGTGGAAGAGAATCGAAAAGCGCGCGCGATGGCGGATGAGGCGGATCGCAATTCGCAAATTCGCAGCGAGTTGCACCGGCTTGGGGTGGCCAAGCTGGAACTGGCGTTTCGCGCCGTAAAAGACGACATTGTGCGCACCGAAGACGGCCGCTTGCAAGCACGGGGTCCGGAAGGCAAGACGCTGCAAGACTATCTCGCCGCTTTCGTGCAGGAGAATCCAGAACTACTGCCGGCGCGCATAGCGGGCGGCAGCGGCGCACAGCATCCGGCGCGCAACGTCCAACAGGGAATCTCTGGCGGGATTGAGCTGGACAAGATCAAACCGGGTATGAGCAAAGAAGAGCATGACCGGGTGCGCCAGGAAATTGCGAGGCTTGCTTCGCAAATGTTGCGCGGAGGCTGATCGATCCGCGGAAGGACGACTAACTCGGGCACTAACCCGAAATAGGATTGTCCACGGTCTGATAAATCGGGCGCTAAGAGCACTAAAAAGATATTCAGGAGATTTATGGGAATTATTACATCCGCTAATTTGGCGAATGCGATTGTAAAACTGGTGGCCGCTGATGCCCTGCCAGCTCTGATGGGAAACATGGTGATGGGTAACCTTGTTAACCGCGATTACGAACCGGTGCTGGCAAACGCCGGCGATACGGTCAACGTACCGATTCCACCCGTTCTGGTGGCCAACAATATTGCCGAGGGCGGAACCGTGAGTCCGCAGAACCCGAGTCTGGGCAACGCTCAGATCGTACTGAACACTCACGCGGAAGCTACTTTTCAGATTCCCGATGTGACGAAGGCGCTGGCCTTCCCGGAGTTGTTACGGGCTTACATGCAGCCCGCGGTGGTCGCGATTGCATCGAAAGTGGAGTCGGACTTGTTGAACCTTTACAGCCAATTCACGGCAAATCCGGTTTTGGGCGTGGCTGGCACGCCGGTTACCGAAGCCGTGATTGATGCGGCCGAAACGGCTCTTTTCTCGGCGAAAGTTCCGCCCAGCGCGCCCAAATATCTGGTGGTGGATTCGAACACTTACTCAGCCATTCGTCAGATCCCGCGCTTCAGCGAGTATTATTCGGCAGGTGAAGCGGGCTTGCAGGCTTTGGTGCAAGGCAATATCGGAAAGATGAAAGACTTCTTTATCTTCCGTTCTCAATATGTACCCATAACGGGCATATCTACACCGACCATCCATAATCTGGCCTTTACCAAAGACGCTATCGGTTTGGTGGTGCGCCGTTTGCCGCAACCACTGCCCGGAACCGGCGCTGTGGCCGAATACGCGGAGCTGGGGAACTTCGGACTTCGTATTGTGATGAGCTATCAGCCGAACACTCTGGCGCAGCAATTCACTGTGGACGTGCTTTACGGTTGTGGCGTGCTGCGCAACAACTTCGCCGTTCAGGTGAACGACTAGTTCGAAACGAAGTTCTTAAGAGACGCTAAGTGATTGCCAGGAGCCGGGTAAGCGCGGCTCCTTTTATTTGACAGGAGAGGGTAAATGGACTTAAAGCAATATTTCAAGAAAATCAAGGATACGGAGTCATCTATTGAGGAACTGTATCTTTTGATGGTCAGCCTGGAGACGGCCGACGGCGGAAAGTCGGGCACTGTGGTCGAAGTCTCGCGCCAAGAGGCTGCTAAGGCGATGGTGGAAGGCCGCGCCGTTCGCGCAAGCGACGAGCAGAAAGATGCCTATTGGAAGCTAGAGGCAGAACGGAAGAAGTCTGCCGAGAAAGCCGAGTTTTCGCGCCGGCTCCAGATCGCCATCATTTCCGACTCAGAACTAAGAAACCGGGCTGCGGCCGAAGAGAAAGACGACCAGCCCAAAGGCTCGAGGTAGACTCTGATGGCTCTGTTTACCGACGCGGAAATCGTATCGCTGACGGACTTGCTGCCTTTTGAAGCCTCATTGGTTCAGGTGGCTTCCGCTCATGGGATCAACGTAGATACCAAGATTAGCATCGCGACCAATACAGTGAGCGAGAAACTGCTGTTACTACTACGCGACACCGGCATGTCCGATCCTCAGTGGCTGAGCCGCCAGGTGATTGGACTTTCTACCGTCGTAGTGACTCCACCGCTACAGCGCTGGCTGTGCTTCGAATCACTCACCAAAGTCTTCGCCGAAGCTTACAACGCTCAGTTGAACACTCGTTTCCAGGGTAAATGGAAGGAGTATCGGGACGAGTCCCAATTCGCCGCCGACCAAACCATCCAGGCCGGCTTGGGTATTGTGTTCAGACCGTTGCCAAAACCTCAAATGCCGGAGGTTTCGGTTCAGCAAGGGAGTGCCCCGGCGGAGTCGCTCTTCGTACAGACTTCATGGGTGGATTCGCAGGGAGACGAAAGCGCACTCAGCCCGGTAAACGGATTGATCGTGAACAACCTGAGCGCCATCTCGGTCCAAATGGCCGAAGGGGCGCTGGGATCGCCGCCGGCGGCTCTGGGGTGGAACGTTTACATCGGCTCTAACTCCAACCGGATTACTTTGCAAAACGGCAATCCGCTTAGTATCGGATCCACCTGGACGTTGCCGGCTTCCGGAATCGTGGACGGTGACGAAGGTGGAAATGGCCAAGCGCCGCAATGTTTCGTGCCGGTTTCCCGGCAAATTAGAAGAGGGTGAAAGTATGTTCCCGTTGACGCTGCTCTGTACCAATAAACTCCTAAATCTACTAACGGCGAATAACGCCTTGTCACAGGCTGTGAATGCGAATGCGGCGATGGCCGGTGTGGTTCTGGCGCCTTTGAATACGGGCCAGATTATCGCCTCCTTCGCGGCGCCGGATATGGGCGATCTGGACCTCCAGTTCAGTTATCCGCGCGTTTGTATCTCTAGCAATCAGGTTGTGAACAATCAACGGGAGAAGTTCCGCACGTTTTCCGGAGTTGTTGCAGTAGCGGCGAATGTTTGGTCGAGTGCCAGCTTGGAGCAGCAAACGGAGCTGGCACTGCACTTCTACGTAGAAGGAATTTGCGCATTGCTGCGCGCCAACATTGGCGATTGGGGAGACGGCTGTCGATATTCCGGAATTTACGATGCGCGTCTGCAAACGCCCAAAACCGGCGGCGCGGGCTTTGTCCAGTCGGCGGCCATGACAGTGAATTTGGAAGTGAGCTTTAACTAGGAATTATATGGCTAACTACATTTGGTCGGACGCCAATCGGTTCTATGCGGCCACGGAAAGCGCTTATGGCATTCCTGCCGCTATCACGTCCTCAAACCGGTTGGCCGCGGTACGGTTCGCGTGTCACCAGAGTCTGGAAAACTCTGGCAGAAGAGATAAGACCGGTTCGCGAACATATCTGGGCAGCGCGCCTACTACAACCCGTCTCAGTAGCTTCGAAGTCAGCGCGAATCTGATCTCTTGGGATGACATTAGCGCGCCGTGCTATGGGCCGCTTGTTCAAGCGGCTATGGGAGCGCCCCCGGAGCTTGTGCAAGGTTTGACAGTGGCCGCGGTGAACGGGGTTCAAATTCAAACGCAGACTCCGCATGGCTTGAGTATCGGTTCAGCTATATCCAGCGGTGGGGAAACTCGCTTTGTAACCCTTGTGCAGGATTCGACCACCGTCGGTATCAATGTTCCTTTCTTGACTGCTCCCGTATTGGGGTCTGCTCTGGCCACAACAGTGGGATACAAGCTCGCAACTCAGTTACCTAGCGTCTCGTTCTATGATTATTGGGATCCGGTCAATGCTGTCAGCCGCCTGATTACGGGCGCCGGGGTTGATAAGTTCCTAATCGACGTTAAAGGCGATGTCCACTCGCTGTATTTTAGCGGGCCCGCCGCTGACGTGCTCGATTCCTGCAGCGGCGCATTTGGAGTTTCGGGTATGACGTCGTTTCCAGCGGAACCTGTGCCCTCCACGTTTACTTACTCGATCGTGCCTGGTCAACTGGGCGAAGTGTGGCTCGGATTTCCTTTGAATCAAGTCTTCACACTCACTGAAGCGGCAATTGAAGTCAGGAATAACTTGCTTGTGAGGAACCAGGAGTTCGGATCGGCGTATCCTCGGGCTATCGTTCCCGGGCCGCGCGAAGTCACCTCGACCTTTACGCTCTTTGCCCAGGCTGACACTAACACCCAGAGTCTTTATGCCGCGGCGAAGACGCGAACCGCAGTTTCCGCTCTTCTGCAGCTTGGACAACAGCCGGGGCAGACCATGGCGGTCTATCTGCCGAACGTGATTCCCGAATTACCGCTTTTCGAAGATTCCGAAGTTTACTTGTTTTGGCGGTTTAAAAACAATTTGGCTCAGGGGGTATCAAATGACGAAGCTTACGTCGCTTTTGCATAAGGACATCCGTTACGAGAGCGTCTCATGGCATGCGAGCAAGCTAATGCCGGGAGTCCGGTTTGCACTTCGCCGCGTATCGCTGCGGCAGAGAATCGAACTGAATCGTCGTGTGAAAGAACTGACCATAAAACACGAATTCCTGAGAGCGGGAGGCACGTCCGATCAATTGGAAGCTGCGCTGTCTGACTTGTTGGTGGCAAAGCTCTATGTCGAGTGGGGGTTGGAGGAGATTGATGGTTTGTCGATCGATGGCGAAAGGGCGACTGCCGATTTGCTGATCGCCTATGGGCCGGAAAGCCTGGCCAACGAAATTGGCCTGCTCATTCAGGCGCAAAGCACTCTGACGGACGACGAACGAAAAAACTCCTGATCGCATTCCATTTTCAGTTTTCGGACCAGGCCGCGTGGAAATGCGATGGATGCTTAGCGAGCGGTTTGGCGAAGGCGCGCAGATGCGCGTGGCTGGATGTTAAAGACGACGAGCCGGCGCGGCTGGTGTGGGCGCGTGGAAAAACGATGGCGTTTCGTTGTCCGAAGTCGATTATCACGGCGGAGAGCCTTGGTTTTATCGAGCAGTTTTTCTATTGGAAAAGCTGCGGCGGAGATTTATGGTCATTGGACGCCAAGAGCGCGGATGCCATTTTGGCGCTGCAACAAGAAAGCGTAAAGGAGAGCGAGAATGAAGAAAAGTAACTACAAATTGCCTGGGCTTCCGAAAGCCCCTTCCGTGCCGAAGGCCGCTGCGACAACCACGCCGCTGCGTGATTCCGCGGTCTCGAAGACAGGCAGTTTCAAGAATGGCGGGGCGCAACCCATTAATTTCGGCACCGCTTCGCGAGCGGCCACCAGGAATCCGCAAACCAGCAGCACTTGGTCTAAGCTGCTGTCTTCAACCACTTCTGGCGGGCTGGCCAACACGCTCAGCGGCGTCGCCGGCTTTAGCGGCGGCATCAGCTCAATCATCTCGGGACTCACCAACCTTTTCGGAGGCGGAAAGACCGTACCTCCCGCGCTGGTCGCTTACCAACTCCCAACCTCCCAGCAGCAAACGATATCTATCGGCAGTTCCGTATCCACGCCGGGCGTTTACGGAGGACCTGCGTCCACAACGCCGTTCCAGAATCAAGGCGGCCAGATCGTTCAAACCGTTAAGCAGGCGCTGTTGAACTCCAGCTCGCTCAACGACGTGATCACGGGGTTATAGCAAATGGAATTCCCACTACTAAGTTCGGGCGCCGTTACCCAATACGGATCGCTTATTGGGTTTGTTTGGCCCGCTCAGGTGATTCGTTTCGTAGACGGTACGGACCAGCGCTTTCTCGCGTGCGGTAATGTGTTGCGGCGCTGGGCCATCGATCTTCGCTTGCTGAATGAATCGGAGATTGCTTCGATCGAAGCGTTCTTTAGCGCTATGAGTGGCGAATATTTGACTTTCAGTTTTCCCGATCCAATCACTAGAACCAACGTGCCGAATTGCCGAATCGGCGCGCCTGAGTTAATCAGCACCTACCAGGACGTCGACATCGCGGCTACTTCAATATGGGTGGTTGAAACAAATGGCTAGTCTTATATTTCCGCAAATGAGCAGTGGCGCTCTCGTGCAATATCCGATTCGAAAGACAAACGGGATCCGCACGATCAAGAATATTTTGGCGGACGGAAGCATGCTTGTGGCAGCTGACCCTGGTGCTGGACAGCTCGTCTGGACCTTATCTTATATCGCTCTACAGCCAACCGATATGAACGCGCTGCAGGCTCACTTCGAGGCTTGCGCAGGGCCTTTACGCGCCTTCACATTTCTCGATCCCACCGACAACCTCCTCACCTATAGTGCTGATTTGACCCAGCCTCCTTGGATTACTCCTGCGACCGTAAACATTCAAAGCGGCATGCCTGACCCAATCGGCGGTACCGGGGCATTTTACGTCGCCAATGCCGGGTCCGCGACACAACAGATTTTTCAAACCCTCCCGGCGGCTCCGGTTAACTTCCAATATTGCTTCTCCGTCTACGCCTCTTCTGCAACCGGCGGAATGTGCCGTCTCGAAAGAAGCAGTGCTAACGCCCAAGAGACGACCATATGTCGTATCGGACCGCAGTGGTCGCGCATTTCATCAAGCGGTCTCTTGAACGATAACGGCGTCGGCCTCTCGGTAGGAATCAGTCTCCCAGCAGGCCAGAGCGTGTCTCTTTTTGGTCCGCAACTCGAGCCACAGTTTGCGCCGTCGCGTTTCCGTCCCACCTATTCGAATGGTGGCGTCTACCTCAATGCGCATTGGGCCGCATCGGAGCTTATTTTTACCGCCGACGCTCCAAGCCTGTTTTCAACGTCTTTCAGTATCGAAACAAGCGTCTGGACTTAACGAATGTCAACCATAAACCAGATCAAGCAACTAGCTGAAGCCGACACGCCGTTGTTGTTCTTCCAGTGTGTGCTGCCATCGGGCGATGCCCAATATTGGAGCGCCTACGCTATTCCGTTTGCCGGCAACACTTATTCTGCGCGTGTGCTCAAGCATGATTTGTTCGATCTGCAGCTCTGTGCGGATGACGCCATGGATGGTCTAACAAAATTATCGCTGACTCTGGCCAATGCTGATTCAGAGCTCTCGGAGCTGAATGCCGCCATAGGATTTAAAGGTTCGCTGTTAACGGTGTACTTTGCCTTTGTCGACCTGCCCAGCCTCAGCGTCACCTCGGAAAGCACAGTCTTGTTCCAAGGAATTGCCGGGGATCCAGATCAAATTGGGGAAGACTTTCTCACGGTCAGCTTTAATAATAAGCTTAGCCTGCAGCGCATTCCCGTTCCTGACGCGCGCATCCAACGTTCCTGTCCGTGGACGTTCCCTTCGAACCTGACTCAGCGCCAAGAGGCGTTGAACGGAGGAGAGTCGGGGAGGTTTTCCCGCTTTTATCGCTGCGGTTACTCGGCGGACATTGCGGGAGGCAAAGGTAACCTAAATGGCGGCCAAGCCTTTACTTCGTGTGATTATTCCCGGACTCAGTGCATAAAGAATGGAATGTTTAGCTCCGACTCCAGCGGCAACACCACAGCCCACTTTGGCGGACTGGAATTCGTCCCTTCCGCCATTCAAGTCCGGACCTCCGGTTCTACAGTCTCTCAGCTTTCGTCGGTAATCGATAACACAGCGAAGTATAACGATGCCATCCCCATTGTTTATGGAACAGGTTGGATTCAGTCGCCTGTGGTCTTCGCTAGAAACGATGGAAACCTGACTCACATGGAAACACTGCTTGGGTTGGGCCCGATCAGCAGTGTTCTGAAGGTCGTTGTTAACGATATTGAGATCCCGCTGCCCACGCCGGGTCAGGATGTGACGGCTACTGGTTGGTATTCCGTAGTGAGTACGGGAACTCGTCAGGGCGCCTTCAACATGGATTGGGTGGACTCTTCGGGAAAGCCACTAGGCGACCCTCACGGCAGTATCGCTTCATTGGCGATCATCGTGCCCAACCGGATCAGTACCGGTCAGTCTACGCCGAATGTGGAAGTGTTAATCCAGGGTATGCAGGTTGACACATTCGGTTCCGACGGCGGCTTGCTGTCCACCGTCTTTTCAAACAATCCGGCATGGGTCGTTCTCGATATTCTGCGGCGTTGTGGATGGAGCCTGGCCAATCTGAATCTTGCGACGTTCGCCAACTCGGCGGCTTTCTGCAACACACTCATCAATGTGACTGATTTGAATGGCCATCAGTTTCTCGCTCCCCGCTATAGTTGCAATCTCGTCCTTCCGAAACGCCAGAGCGCCGCCGTCATAGTGAGAGGCATTAGAGTCGCCGCCAGTTTGATGATCCGCTACGGAGTCTCAGGCTTGTTAGAATTGCTCCCGGAAACGACGCTCGCCGTGCAACAGAGTGCGCTCCCAGACGGCGGCAATAGCGTCGAGATGCTGAATGGAGGCTGGCCAGCCTACGAATTCAGCGATGTGCCGGGGCAATTCTCAGGCATTGCTCGAGATCCAAAGGGCAAGTCGACGGTGCTGCTTTCCTCCAATAGCGTGGCCGAAACGTCGAACTGCCTGAACGTCGAATTTCAGGACGAATTTAACGAATACCAACAGGATAGCCTCTCCACCGTGAATTCCGAAGACATTGCCTTGATCGGCTATGAAATTAGCAGCCAATCCACCGCCATGGGAATCACGAACTACAGCCAAGCGACTCGCGTTTTACTCCGCCAGCTCGATAAAGCCACAGATGGGAATCTCTATATCAACTTTGTGACGAGCTTCCGCGCGTTGAAAGTCCGGCCCGGCGACATCATAGCGGTGACTTACCAAAGAGAAGGGTTTATAAGAACACCTTTCCGTGTGGTGCGGATCTCCCCGGCCATGAACTACCAATTTGTCACGATTCAGGCCCAAATTCATGACGACGATTGGTACAGTGACAGCATAACGACACTGCTATCGGCTGGCCGGCAGCCCGCGAGCCAAGTACAAATACCGCGCCCACTCATAGGATTGGTTCCCATCCTCAATGCCGCTGGAGAGATTGAGGCCTTTGATTTTGAAATCAGTGAGCAGATTCAAGCGCAAATTGACGGCAGCACCACGGACAGCCTTACGGTCGGATTTTCAGTTCCGTCTGCGCCATCTTTAAGTGCGCTCAGCATTCCGCTTCTCAGTCTTTCACCAATTTACTCAGGCACCGACGGAGCTTTGCAAGGAGGAGCAACCTACTACTACGCTGTCAGTGCTGTGGACGCAGCGGGGAATGAAGGAGATATATCTTTTACCGCTAGTATCACGCTTCCCGCGGGCCCAAATACCTATAGCGCAACCCTCAACGGCCTCAGTTTCCCGGCCAATAGCGTGAAGTTTCACGTTTACCGGGGCCTCAATCCGCAAGTCCTATATCGGATCGCTTCCAACATCTCCCTCGAGTCTGTATTCACTGATACCGGCTTTCCGCTCATGCCCGTCGGTCCGCCGGATGCAAGCTTTGATCACGCCAATTTCTATTACCGCTATGAGTACGCCGGCCCGTACGCGGTAACGGCATCGTCGGCAATAACAATTACCTGCGCGGATATGGGCGCAACGGCGGGAGCATACACCGGCTTTTTGGTGCGAATCATGAGTGGCACTGGCCAGGGTCAAGAATTATCGATCTCTTCGAACGATCAGACTACCTTAACAGTTTCACCCCAGTGGTCGACGATTCCCGATTCGACCAGTTCATTCGTAATTGTTGAGGCATCCTGGATCTTTGCGGCGGTTTCAAATACCAGCCCGGCACAGTTTGAAATCCCGTATGCGCGGGGTGAGGTGATTGAAATCTCCGGCCGGAGCGCTAACGTGAACAACCAGGAAGCGAGCGTAGCCCTTTGCCCCATCACACGCCGAGCGCTAGGCAATGGTAATCCGGATGTCGGATTAGCCGGCGCCGCGACTTTCGTGCTCACTGCCATTGGCGGCGGTAACTTGGCCCTGTCTCAGGTCGGTTTCGACGATACTGTGAACACTTTTTCTGTTACCACCGGCACCCTTCAGATCTTCCACTGGAATGAACTGAACACTCCCAGTCCGTACGTTCTGGCCGCGGATGTCGATGCCGGCTCAGGTACGCTCGTCCTGAATCAAATTCCTTCGCTTTTGCCCTATCCGGGCCAAGCTATTCAACTTGGTTCAGGAATCGGCTCGGAAATTGTGATCTTTTCATCCGCGAATGAAGCCGAAAATACTTATAGCGTTAATCGCGGTCAACTCGGCTCTACCGAGGCGGCACATTCCTCGGGTGATCCCCTGCTTCCTCTCGATAACTCGACAATTATCGCGCCTTTCGCGCCCGGCTTCTTTGAGAACGCGGCTGCGGCCAACTATATACACACCGTTGCTTTGCCGGACATACGCATCATCGCCGCTGAATTTTTTGTAAATAACGCCTTCGGGGCCGGTCCAGCGGCCCAGCAATCGTACGCTGTCGTGCCGCCCCAGAGTAACTTGCTAAGAACTCTTTCGGGCGGGCAGTTTTCTCTGCAAATCAATGGCTATCTGGCGACTCAGGAAAATGCGGCGCCTCCTCTTTTGGTGCAAGCCACCCATGCCTTCCGTGATATGCGCGCTACCCTGAACCAACCGGCAAGCGGCTACGACATCGTGGTCGCGGTTTTGCAGAATGGTGTTCTTTATGCCACCGCCCTCTCTATACCATCGGGAGCGTCGGCATCGTCTATCGTAGAGGGTGTCAACTTTGCCCCGCTTCTCGAGGATGCCCTCCTAACCCTCAACATCACCCTAAACGGCACAACCGCAACGTCAACCGCCGGAGTTAGTCCTGGCCGGGATCTTACAGTAACCATCAGGTTCTAATATATGGATCAGCAGATCGCAAAACTGACTCCGAATCATGACCTTCAGGCATACTTTCTCACTCCATCGGCGATTGCCGCGCTGAGTTCAGCGAGTAGCACCGGATTTGTTCTTTCCGGGAAATGGCGCCAGCAGTTTGATTGGGCTGTCGTGGAATGGAACCGGGATAATGTCTTCGAACATCCCTCGCTACGGAATCTTCCTGATGGAGATCTGAGCCAGCTTACCCTCACCTACCTGGAAGAGCGCACAGGTTGCATTCCATTCCAGTCGAATCTATTTCCAGTCGTTGCGTGGGACAGGTTACGTCTTTGGGTGACAGCCGCAGATGGTAGCGATGTCGTGTACTACGTCAGCTTCGCCGGGCAACCCACTGGGCCTCAAGTTGCCATACCCGTCTCAGGCTCGGCGCAACCGGCATCGGCAACCATGACTCTAATTGCTTCTCCCGGTGTCGGGCTACGAGTCGGTCTGGCGTTCTTGGAAGAACACTATTACTACCAGGTTTCGACCGGCGATCGACTTTCAGACCTCGCAGTAGGCATCGCCACCGCGGTTAACGATTTCAGCACAAACTTCACAGCGGCTTCCATGGGGGCTTCGGTCACCGTCACATGTGCCGGATCGACAGGCAACGGTAGCCTCGATGGGGCCAACGGCAATCGCATTACCATGTATGGCTTCTCGGAGAATAGCGTTCCTGTTTGGCAAGAACCCGCCGCAACCTTTTCAGGCGGAAGCTTTCCCAGTCAGTATCGAGTGACGCTCAATTTTGGAAATCTATTGGGAACGACTGACGACGATAGCACTCCTCAACTGATACCTACAACCAATGTTAGAAAAGTCCGCTGGACGTGGGCGGCGGATATGCAGCCCGGCCAATTTTCGCAGACCGAGTTCAGTGTAACTGTGTCGAACTGGTCGGTTGCAGGTGCCAACCAGTTGTATAGTGTTGCCGGCCCTGGCAGTCGCCGGATCGAAGATACAGATTCCGGGGTAACATTCACCGGTGCGTGGCAAATGGAGACCGGAAACTTCTCAGGCAGTAAGATTCACTATACGAGTGAAACGGGCGATAGCTGCACCGTCGCATACACAGAAGCAACCCCACATCAACTCTATCTTGGATTGCGTAGAACGGCCGGCGCCCCGATTGTCGACATCACCATTGATCAAGGGCCTCCTCAACAGGCATTGCTAACGCTTCCGGGGGAAGATGTCCTCGTCCGCTATCCTCTTGGCCGCATCGCCGCCGGCTCTCATACGGTTAATATCGCCCATGCCGGCCAAAACGGTAGCCAAACATTGTATTTCGATTTTCTGGAAATTGCTTATCCTAGCAACAATCTGCCCGATTTCCCAGCCTACAACCAATTGGCGCTGGCGACCGATTGGGACACCTATCATTCGCAATCCCTGCCTGCCGAACGTACCGCCTGGTTGATTAATAAGCTCGGATTCACGGGAAGGGTGAACCACTATGTCGGGGCACTTTGGTTTTATGAGATCGTTCGCACTGGCACCCAATATGCATCTCTTACGGTGCAAATGGAGTTATCATCCGCCGCCGGCAGCCCGTACATTCAATTCGCTTTGGCGGCTGATGCTGCCTCGCTCAGTACTGCCGCCACCACAATCAGCCACTTAGTTCTGCCTGACGACGATAGCTCCACGGTCGCCCTGGCGATTGCGGCGCTGATTAACGTTGGCACGAATCTGGTTTGGGCCAGCACAAACGGCCCTAATTTGACGCTGACCGCGCGCTACATGGGAACGCTGGGCAATGGTGTCGCCTTCGAATTGACGTCCAGCAGTCCCGATTTTGCCGTCAGTGCGCCTTCAAACGTCCTCAGCGGCGGCGTTGACGGTACGCCGTACACCTTGGCTTCCGACGACGGCGGATTGAATGACACGCTCATGGCCGCCGCTAGCTTCTGGCGAACCGATTTGACAACCGTTCCGCGCCTCAACCGCGCCGCGCGAGATTGGCACGCTGCTTACTTTGCCGCCATCCAAAGCTACGGCATGGATGTCGTCGCGTCATTCAGCACTGAATTGATGAACGGCGATCCGTCGCCGGCCGTTGGTATAGCGCAAGAGTACTTCGATGGCAAACCGGTCGTTCTCAATACGCCATCGATCCAAACCAATTTCTCGCCCACTTGCATCGCCTATTGGAAGCAGGTCTATCTTGACATCGCCACCTTGCAAAGCGCCGCCGGCCTTGTTCCTTACCTGCAATCCGGGGAAGTGCAGTGGTGGTATTTTTCTAACGCGGGCGTCAGCATGCCGTTTTACGATGCCTACACTCAGCAGCAGTTCACCTCTATCTTCGGCGTGGCGATGCAGGAGATTCTCACTAACACCGCCAATCCCGCTTCTTATCCGAACGAAGTGACGTTACTGCCGTTGCTGATCGGCGCCTACACGTATGCGATCCGAACGGCCCTCCAGCAGGCCTATCCAGGGTGCCGCTTTGAAGTGCTATACCCGGTTGATACCAACGACACCCCGCTCAACACCCTCATCAATTACCCTGCCGCCGATTGGACACCGCAAAATCTCACCTGTCTCAAAACGGAAAGCTTTGGTTTTACCAGCGGCTATGATTTGGTGAATTGCACCATCTCCATGAACACCAGCGCCCAGAAAGGCTTCACGAATCCGCAGCGCGCTCATCTGGTGGGAATTAGCGACGCCTGGAGCGCTTGGCTCAAGGAAGTGGATATTGCACAGTCGCAAGGGCTCGAGACCGTGGTTCTGTTCGCATTAGATCAATACTGCCTCATCGGCTATCCCCCGCCTCCTTTTGTGAACTCAACCAAAAGCTCCATGCAGGGTTAG